GCAGGTTGGTACAGATACTGAGGGCGGCTATCTGGTGCCGGACGAGTTCGTGCGCCTGTAAAAGGCGATGTTTACAGTAGATTAGGCTCTACACCGCACAGCAGAGCGGTTGTCAATCTGCCTAACCGATGACAGGAAACTGGACACGGGAACACAGCACGGCAGAAACGCAGGAAACGTCAAAAGGATATGAGGCGAGTAGTACCTGCAATGACAAGATAACATAAGGATAAGGCTGGATTGCCAAAGCAAAGGTTAGCTCCTTTTTCGTGGGAGGGTGTGGAAATTATCCTGAAACCACTCTCATGACCCCACCATAATATTGAATTCGTTATGGTGTCTGCTATAGGTCATGAAGCAAGCGTGAGAACACGTGAGATAAACCGAAATGATATCCGACAGTTATCACTTGCCTATAAGCATCGTTAAACAGGGATTGCCTAAGTGGAAATGCCGAAAGGCTATGTCTATTCGAGACTGAATATTCCATATGGCAACGGAGCTTCCGTAGTAGTCCGAGGTGGATAACGCCCACTACATGGCGAAGGGAAGCAGTTTGTTAATTCCAAAGTAAGAAGATGAAAGGGAGGAGAATCCTCATGAATCCAACATCGGAGATTTTGGAGCGTGTCAATAAAAGTTCCTCGGAACATCACGACGGAGTCTTTACAAGACTCTTTCGCTACCTTCTGAGAGAGGACATTTATTTTGCAGCTTACCAGAAATTATATGCAAACAGTGGAGCAATGACTCCCGGAAGTGACAACGACACTGCTGACGGTTTTAGTGCTGAATATGTGCATGAACTGATTGAAGAATTGAGGTCAGGAAAGTACAAACCGAAGCCTGTGCGCAGAGAATATATCAAGAAACAGAACGGAAAAATGCGCCCACTGGGTATTCCGTCATTTCGAGATAAACTTCTGCAAGAGGCGGTTAGAATGTTTCTGGAAGCAATCTATGAACCGTTATTTTATGACCAGTCACATGGTTTCAGACCGGAGAGAAGTTGTCATACAGCTCTCGACCAGATAAAGACAAATTTTCGTTCTGTAAAATGGTTCATAGAAGGCGACATCAAGGGTTGCTTTGACAATATAGACCACGCAGTGCTTATTAAAACGTTAGAAGTCAAAATCAAGGACAGCAGATTTATCAATATTATCAGAGCTTTCCTGAAAGCAGGTTATGTGGAAGATTTTCAATATCATACCACAATCTCCGGTACACCACAGGGCGGAATCATTTCCCCTATTCTGGCAAATATATACCTGCATGAGCTTGACCGGAAAGTCATGAAACTCAAGGAAAAGTTCGATAAGCAGTCTACACGACACCAGACACCGGAATATCTTCATTTAGCGAAAAGAAGGCAGACACTTCAAAAGAAGATTGACAGGGTAAAAGGTGAGGAACGTGAGCTTGCAATCAAGGAATATAAAGCGGTGTGCAATCAAAAATTGAAAACGCCCGCAAGAATGTCCGACGATAAAAAGCTTGTATACTGCCGATATGCTGATGATTTTCTAATTGGAATCAGCGGAAGCAGAGAAGACTGTGAAGAAATTAAAGAGATTCTGAGAGAATTTCTATCAACGCAGTACCATTTAGAGTTGAGTGCTGAGAAAACAAAGATCACACACAGTGCTGAACGAGTACGTTTCCTTGGTTATGACGTTGCGGTACGCCGAAGCCAGAAGATAAAGAAAAAGGCAAACGGTGTTAAACAAAGAACGCTGAATAACTCTGTAGAATTAACTGTACCTCTCGAAGATAAGATCATGCAGTTCCTGTTCAAAAACGACATCATAGAACAAAAACCAAACGGAGAAATCTGGGCGGTTTGCGTTCCAAGATTAAGACATCTTTCGGAAGTGGATATTGTGAACAGGTATAATGCACAAATCCGTGGCATTTGCAATTATTACTGCTTAGCAGCGAATTATGATAAGCTGAATTATTTCCGTTATCTTATGGAATATAGCTGTCTAAAGACGCTTGCAAGCAAAAGCAACAGCACAACGAGAAAAATCATCCAAAAATATCGTCATGATGGCAAATGGGCTATTCCCCATGAAGTTAAAGGCGGTATCAAATATGCAAAGCTTGTCTCGTTAGCTGACTGCAAAGCCGGTAAGTTGATGTCCGATAAAGACCCATGGCAATACAAATCCTTTGACCCGAAAAAGCTGTCACAATATGTGCGGTTAAGCGCAGGGGTATGTGAGCTGTGTGGTGATAATAGTGATTCCTGCTGTATTTATCATGCAGGTAAAATGAAGAATCTGAAAAGCACTACGGAATGGGGCAAGAAAATGCTTCACATGAGACGTAAAACGTTGATTGTTTGCCCGAAATGCTTCAAAAAGATTCACAGGGAACAAAATAAATGACATGTCAATAATGAATGGAAAGCCGTGTACATCGAGAGGTGTAAGCACGGTTTGGGAGGGGCTTTGTGCAAACCTGTCATCGAAAGATGATAAGGCGGCACACTGCTACCTCACGAGCGTCAGCTGATCGAGGCGCTGGAAGAGGAGAACGTGTTCCGAACGCTGGCGACTGTGATCACCACCGCATCCGGCGACCGGAAGATTCCCATTGTCAGCGACAAGGGCGAAGCATCGTGGATCGATGAAGAGGGCACTTTCCCGTTGTCCGATGACACCTTTGGTCAGAAGTCTCTGGGTGCATACAAACTGGGTACGGCGCTGAAGATTTCCACAGAACTGCTGCACGACTCTGCTTTTGATCTGGAAGCATACATCTCCAAGGAGTTCGGCAGACGGCTGGGTGCAAAGGAGGAAGAGGCGTTCTGGGTTGGCGACGGCAAGAGCAAGCCCACCGGTATTTTTGACGCCACCGGCGGTGCAGGCACCGGTGTGACTGCTGCATCTGCCACGATCACATTTGACGACATGCTGGAACTGTATTACAGCCTGAAATCTCCGTACCGCAAGAGTGCCACATGGGCAATGAATGACGCTACCATCAAGGCGCTGCGCAAGGTCAAGGATACGACCGGTCAGTACATCTGGCAGCCGTCTGTGGTTGCCGGCGTGCCGGACATGATCATGAACCGCCCGTATGTGACTTCCAGCTACATTCCGGCTCTGGCATCCGGCAAGACTGGCATTGCTTTCGGCGATTTCCGTTACTACTGGATCGGCGACCGGCAGGGCGTGACTTTCAAGCGTCTGGACGAGTTGTTCTCCATGACCGGACAGGTGGGATTCCTTGCATCCAAGCGTTTGGACGGCAAGCTGATCCTGCCGGAGGCAGTAAAGCTGCTGGCAGTGAAGTAAGCAACGGAGGTGCTCTGTATGGTGACGCTGGAAGAAGCAAAGAACTATCTCCGTGTGGAGCATAGCGAAGATGATGCCCTGATCGAGTCCCTGATGCTGACTGCATCGCAGATGGTGATGGATGTTGGGAGAGTGACAGCGGAGCGGTACGAGCAGGAGGAAGCCTGCCACACCGCAACGCTGTACGCTGTCGCCTACCTGTATACGCATCGTGAGGAGGCAAACCACAACAGCCTGTTGCTGACGCTGCGGGCAATGCTCTTTGCGCAGCGGGAGGGAGTGATCTGATATGGCAGTATCTATTGCTGAACGCAATCAGCGCATTACCATACAGCGCAATGAAACGGCGATAGACGGCATCGGCAACCACACCAGTGCATGGACGGATTTTTTGGAGCTGTGGGCAAACGTAACAATGACTGCATCCACGGAGGGAACAGAGGCGGGTGTTACGTCCATGACACAAGGGCTAAAGGCGATTGTGCTGAAAAGCGCAGAAACAACGGCGATCAGAAGCAATTGCCATCGCATCATTTTTGACGGCGAAATATACAACATCACAGGCGTGGTGCCATATTACACGAGTCGTGACCTCGTGCAGATCACGGCAGTATCGCAGAAAGGACGACCGGATGGACACGGTGAATGTGGAATCTCTGGCGAGTGTGATTGCACAGGAGCTTGAAGCATATGCAGACCTTGCAGCCGATGCCATGAAAGATGCTGTCACACAGACGGCAAAGGCGGTGCGAAAAGAGCTTGTGACGACATCGCCGGTTGGCACTGGCGCATACAAGAAAGGCTGGCGTGCATCTGCACTCGATGAGAAATCGTACAAAAAGGTCATGGTGGTGCACAACCGGAAGTACCGCATCGTCCATCTGCTGGAAAAGGGGCACGCAAAGCGGAACGGCGGTCGTGTGGCGGCACGTCCTCATATTGCACCGGCAGAGGAACACGGAGAAAAGATGCTGGAAGCACTGTTTGTAGAAGCA